AAATAGGATATGTTGAACATCAAGGCATAACTGAAGGAATGTATTTTTTATATCGAAGATATGATGAATTTACCTATGTTTATTTTAATAATTTAAGAATTGAAAGAATTATGTATGATAATTTTGTTAAAACACATCAAACATTTTCAGGATTTAAAACATATAAGCAAGTAATAAAACATATAATTGAAAATAAATTTTACAATGTTAAATTATATCGCTCAGTATTAATAACTAATATTTTAAATGACTAAACATCAATTTGTAAAGCATATAGTAGAATTGGGATATTATAAAATAATTGACTATCCTGATTATATCGACACTTATTATATATGTGTACCATCATACATGCCCGAATATGAACACATTGATTTAGAAATAAATTTTAAAAATAATAATTATAAAATATATTTCTGGGTAGATGATGATAATTACACAATAATAGAAAGAAAAAAATTTAAAAACTATAAGCAATTAATTGATATAATAGGAAAGTACGAACTTTTTCAAGAAAATAAAAAAAGAGGTATGCGTTTAAAAGAATTAATTAAATAAACAATATAATAATATATGACTAGATTATCAAATGATTTAAAATTAACACCTCGTGATCAACAAGTTTCTGCTCTTGAATTTGTAAAGAAAAGTATTAATCACGATAAAAAGTTTATATTACTAGATTTGCCGCCAGGTATAGGAAAATCTTATCTTGCTTTAATGATTTCCGATTGGTATATAAATAATAAAAGAAAAAACGCCAAATTTGATATACTCACAAATCAGAAAATTTTACAAGACCAATATACAAATGAATTTAAATCCATTGATTCATTATCAGGTAAAGATAATTATCAGTGTGACACTTATGCTTGTTCTTGTGCAGGGGGAAGTGAATTTAACACCTTAAATCGAGCTAAATCCTGTGAAGCATGCCCTTATCAAGCAGCTAAAAGTTATTATATGCAAGGCGACATAAGTCTTACTAATTTTCATCTATATATATTAATGACGTTATATAACCCACGTTTTAAAGATGAGAGAAAGGCAAATATTTTAATAGTTGATGAGGCACATGATTTTGATACAGTTTTTTCTGATTTCATATCAATTAATATAAATGAAAACACCTTTAAACGTTTGAAATTTATAAATGAAAATGAACTTGTTACTAGATTTAGAGGTGTTAAGGATAAAAATGATTATTTAGAATTCATTAAGCATGTATCAGAAGGTATTACAGAAACAATGGATGAACTTTCAAAAGAATTAGAAGGTTCGCATCTATCAATAAATAGAAGCTTAAAAATAGATAACATTAACGGAAATAAAAATCCCAAACTAAAAATTGTTCAGATTATGTCTATGCTGAAAGATTTAGGACAAAAAATTGTTTGGTTTTTATCTGAGCACGAAAAAAATCCAAACATTTGGGTCATGGAAAAATCTTTTCTTAAAGATAATGCCATCGAACTACAAATGACCCCAGTATGGTCTTCTGAATACCTAAATGAATATGTATGGAGTAGATATGATCATGTTATTATGATGTCTGGGACTATTTTGAATAAAGAGTTATTTTGTTTCTTAAATGGTTTAGATGTTAATAAAACTTCATATATGGGTATGTCCTCACCATTCCCTGTGGAGAATAGGCCAATCTATTACATACCATCCGGTAAAATGAATTATCGTAGCAAAGAAGAAACTTTTAAAGGGTATGTGCCTGTCATTAATAAAATACTTAAAAAGTATAAAGGAAAAAAAGGGATTATACATACTGTAAATTATGAATTAGCTCAATGGATGCAGACTAAAGTTAAAGATGAGCGACTTTTATATTCTGATTCAAGCAATAGAAATATAACTTTAACTGAACATTATGATTCAGAAGAAGATACTGTTTTAGTTTCGCCGTCAATGACAACAGGACTTGATTTGAAGCATGATCGTGCTCGATTTCAAATCTTACTGAAGATACCATACCCATCATTACAATCAGAAAAAAATAAATTAAGACAACAATTACGGCCAGATTGGTACACATGGCGAACAATTGTGACAATAATTCAAGCATATGGAAGAGCCGTTAGATCTTACAATGATTTTGCTGATTTTATTATTCTTGATGAATGTTTTTCTGATGTCATGAGATATTCTAGCCATATGTTCCCTCCATATGTAGCAATGGCTATTAAAAGACCAACAGTTAAATGACACAGGAGGAAATTAATAATTATATTGATAAAAATTTTGAAGTTATTACTTATCCTGATTATGTGATAGACAAGAATAATGAATTATTTAGAATTTTAACATTCAATTTAAATGTTACACATCTTTGTAGGGTAATTAAAGATCCTCTTAAATCAGAATATACTACATTAACATATATGTATAACAATAAACCTGTACGTATTAATTTATTTGATATTTTCTCTAAAAAATTAAGGCAACAAACTTTGGATGAATTGTTAAGATGACTAAACAAGAAGTTATTTACTATATTAAAGATAATTTTGAGCCAATATTAAATGATAATTATATTGGTTATGTTGCATTTTTATTGTATGATAAGTTAAAAACTTATGAGATTGACTTGGATTTTAATAGTATACATGTTATCATCATGAACAGCAACAATATTTGTGGTGTTAGATATTCCTATCTAGGAGAAGATATTACAATTAATTTATTAGAAATATTTCCACAAATAATATCATGTAATAGGAAAGAAATATTAAATAGTATTTTAAAATGAGTGTCGAAGATAAAATTAATAGTTACTTATGTGAATTTATAAAAAAGAAAAGATTGTACCCACCTACGGCTAAAGATCTTGATAATCCTGTTATGTTTGATAATTATATAACAAAAGTTTGTCATAAAGTAGCAGATGAAATACGTAATAATAATTATATGGGAGCACGTTTTTCACATTTTCATAATAATAGTATAACTAATAAAGTTATAGAATATATAATAGTTAGCGGTTCTACCAATATTATTTGTAATTTATATGTGTATAATACTATTGTTGGGTGGCTTCGTGACGAAAAAATTAAAAATATATTACAAGAATGTTAAAAACGGCGAAAGAAGTAGATGATTATTTAAAGGCATATATTAAAAAGAAAGGTATATATCCTCCACCTGATACTTTTTTAGAAAATAGTGTGCTATTTGATAAATATATTTATGACACTTGTGTAAGATTGCGTGATCATATTCAAGCTAAAAATTACGAACTGCAGTATGTTTCTTATTCAACGATTGCCGCAAAAGAATTGAATTTAAAATATGTTTTATTTTTTATGGGAGAATCAGAACATGTATTTGAAGTTTATACTATAATCAAAGGGTGGGTTCGTGAAATAATAATTAACAGAATTTTGGAATGAATAATAAACATTGTATATAATTAATTTTAAGTCGTTATTTAAAAATAACGATTTTTTAATTTAATATATACATATATGTATGGATATTTAAATTTGTCACCAGAAGATATAAAAGGGGAAATATGGAAAGACATTATAGGATTTGAGAACACTTATCAAATAAGTTCATTTGGCAGAATAAAATCTTTGGACAGAATTATAAATATAAACGGTGGTAATGGTGGAAAATATGTTATAAAAGGTAAGATATTAAAACAAAACACAAATACTGGTTATTGCTGTATTGGTTTAGATCGAAATAATAAAAAATATATGTTTAAAGTACATATTTTAGTAGCAAAGGCATTTATATCAAATCCTTATGATAAGAAAACAATTAATCATAAAGGTAATAAATTAGATAATAGAATATCTGAAATAGAATGGTCTACACAAAGTGAAAATAATAACCACGCATATGAAACAAAGAGAAAGATTCCACCACGCCAGAAAAAAGTTATTCAAATGGATATGAATTCAAATGTGATAAAAATATGGAATTCTTGTAGACTAGCAGGCAGAGAATTAAATATACACGCACAAAGCATAAGTGCTGTTGCACTTGGAAAATTACAAAGTACAGGGGGATTTAAATGGAAATACGTTAAATCAAAAAAGAAAACTGAGACTTCTTTGGAAAACCAATTAAATGAAATATGGCTACCAATAGTTGGTTATGAATTATTATATGAAATCTCTAATTTAGGTAGAGTAAAATCATTATTAAATAATATTATATTATCGCAAACACAATCAAGTGAATACCGAAGAGTCGTTTTAACCAACAATAAGATACGTAAAAATAAATTAGTGCATAGGTTAGTTGCGGAGACATTTATACCTAATACTAATAATAAACTATTCGTTAATCACAAAAATGGAAATAAACATGACAATAGAGTATCAGAATTAGAATGGTGTACATCATCAGAAAATAATTCACACGCGGTTAAGTTTAAAAAAATTTTACGAGGTTCGAATAATTCAGCATCTAAATTAACAGAAGATGATGTATTAGTAATAAGAAAATTAGTAAAAACAATGTCAAGTAGAAAAGTAGCAAAAATATATAATATGAATAAGTCTACTATTTTGGATATTAAAAATAACAAAATATGGACACATGTGTAAAAGTAACGTTATTTTACTTCTATAATCGAAATACACGGATGAATTTCCCACGCTGTTCTACGCCATAAGTTAGTACCACCAAAATTAACTGAATTATGTTTATGTTCTTCGTCGTAAAACATAAGTCCGGTAACAGTTACTTTCTTTTCTTTAAATTTTTTAATAGCATCAAGAGTAAGTCTATCATCTTTTTGTGAGAAAAAACGAGTAACCTCAATTATCATAGCATCTTTTTTGTCGCTTTTATCTGTTAATATTTGAACTATTTCAATATGTACATCTAAGTCACTTTTATCTGAAGACTTACAATTACATGTTTCTGGTTGGCCCGGAATAACCAATAAAACATATCCAGTTAAAGATACGTATTCATTTACTTTAAATCTATTTTCATCATTTCCTGACATTAAAATAGAATCCCATGTTAATTCGTGGATTTTTCCGCTAATAACAGTTCTATTTTTAAGACTATCCAGATGTTGCAGTCTTGGTTGTTTCGAATTTCCTTTTACAGGACAATTATCACCAGTTAAGGATAATAAGAAAAAAGTTAATAGTATGGTTAAGAGTGTTTTCATAGCTGTATATATTAGATTTTGAAAATTAATATATAAATCTGTGTTAAAAAATGCTCAGTATAATACACATATAAATCAAGAAATTCTTAAAGATTTTGTCAATTTTGTACCATCTTTGACAGAAAGTAAAGATGCTGTCAATTATTATACACAGGTGGAAGAAGAATATGAAGAAAAATTCAAATTAGAATATCGAGAAGTATTTAACCACCCAGTTAAATTGTTTTACCCTATCGTTAATACCCTTATCAGAAATACTGATAAAAGTATTAGTAAAGAGACAACTGCTTTATTAACATTAGCTACTTTTGCTGTTCTTTTCGGAGAGTCTAAACAAGAAAGCAAAAAAATATTTGAAGAATTAAGGTTACGTGGTGTATATGATTATATTGCTAAAATTAGAGAATTGTTATTATCATTTGTTGCACTTTACAATTTATTTGATAATCATCATGCTAAGGAGATAAAAGATGTATTTGCTAAAGAGAACATTATAACTGTATTATTAGAAAATTTAGGCAAATTGATCAAAAAATACAATTTCAACATTGATATGTTTAATTCAGCTTTTAATAAGTTGAATAAAAATTTAACATCTCTGGATGGTTTAAAAATGCTTAAAGAACTGATTAAAAAATTAGATTTAAAAAACGCTGATACTCTTGATCATCTTAAAATTGATAAAAATAAAATTAAAAAATTTGATGAATTCGATGAAGAAGATGTTATTAATGAAAACGATTATTAATATATACACATATGATCAGTTTTGATGATGGCCGTTTAATATGGCTTAAACAAATGTGGAAAAATACTCCCGAAAAATATCGTGTCAGTAAATTTTATTCTGACCTTTATAATACTGCATTAAACAAAAAAAGTTTAACAGAAAATCAATATAAACATTTATCAACTTTGCTAAAAACAGGAAAACCACTCACAGAAAACAGAATTCTTAAATATACTGAGTTCATGAAGGAGTCTATGGTCAATATTTTAGATAAAAAATGGCATAGTCTAGGTGAATATGTAGAATATATCGGCAAATTAGTACCCGAAGAAAAGACAGATCGTTTTATGCAAATTCTTGGTAAATATTTGAATGGCACATCTGCAGACATTAGAGTTGCTAACTCAGTTAATTTGTTGCCAGAAGTTGATCAAAAATTGTTAGTAACAGATCTTCGTAACGAATTTGATATAAAAGAAAGTGTAGAAACTGCGGGCAATGATTTAATAAAAGATATAAAAAATAGTACTACTCCAAATGGTAAATGGGCACTTAATTCATTTTTGAAAGTTATATCAGCACTAGGTATAAAAGATTTAACGGTGAGTAAAAAACAGGAACCTGATTTTGTTTGGTATTATGATGTGAAGAATATTAACCATGATGTACTAAGTAATGTTTTAGAAAGATTTCCTTCACTACATTGGGCAATAACTTTGTTGGGTAAAGTAGAAGATAATAAAAGCACTAAATTTGGTATTTATTTTGGTATTAAAAAAGGCGATATAAAATTCGAATATGGTATTCTTATGGGCGAAAAAATGTGTCTTGTCGGAGAATTTCAATTAAGTACAGGCAATATTAATTATATAAAAGAACTCAAAAATTCTAATCTTAAACATTTACAAAAACAGTTAGAAAATATTGATTATAGCAAATTAAAATTGGTGATAAAAATAATTGGTGATATGGAAAAATTCAAACCAGAATTTTTTATCGAAAAAAGTATGCCAAAAATTGAAAATGATATAATCACTATGGGTTATTATGTTCCAGACTTTTTCTACAAGGGAGTAATCAAAAAAGAAGAATTTTTATCAGAAAAAGAACGATTTAATTTATTTATATTAAATAATTCTTGGAAATCAAAAGTGATATATTCTGTAAAGGAAAATGGTCTTTGGATATTTTATAATGTAAAAATTAAGTAATTGATAATCAAGTAGTTATATAACAATTAAATATAATATATTTGTATATGTTGTAAATTTTTTCTATCTTTGTGGATATATTTCATATAATGAAAACTAACCAATCCTTTGATAAAATTACTGATATTTTAGATCGCATCGAAATTATTAAATCTGATCGTGGTAGTAATGTAATATACAATTTATCTTACAAAAAAGGAAAATGTCCAAGAGGATATTGTAGAAAAATAGCAGAGTTAGAATTGGAAGGTGAGGAAAAGTTTGTAGTAACATCAGAGATTTATAGAAAATTGGATAGAGGAAAAGGCATTGGTAGTTATTTATATGAATATGCATTATTAGATAATAAAATTATATCAACGGATTATCATTCCGCCACCAAAGAAGCTCAATACATTTGGCGTAAACTTATAAAAAAATATTCTTATAAAACAAATTTTTTCACAAGCAATTTACGAGTATTTGTTAAATAATTTTTGTGTGATAGGATATTTGGTAAATAACCATTATCTTTGTTAATTATCGTATATAATATATACATTAAGATGAAGAACAAAACTACACATATTCAGAAATTCAAGGAGTTCCATAAATATAAACATACAGAATTTTCTGAGACTGAACTACTAGAAATGGCTAAATTAACACCAGTGGACACTGGTATATCAAGTGTCCATATGTGGATAGGGCCGAATCCGGGTTATCATTGGAAACGTGTAAAAATATGCAATATTCCTAATAAATTTAGTGAAGATAATACATTTACTTTAACTATCCCCGATTTTGAAATAATAGGAAATGTTAACTCGAAATTAATTACTAGCAAAGTATTAAATAAAATTCAATCATGGATAACCATGAACATGAAGAATATTCTGGCTTATTCTGAAAAAGGAAGTAATATGAGCACAAGTGAATTCTTATCTAAATTGATACCAGTAAAATAATAATTCATATCTTTATAATTATAAACAATTAATCAAAATCACAATGTCCAAACAACTCGAAACTCTCAGGGAACAAATAATTAAAGCTAATAATTCTTACAGAACGGGACAAGCCATCATCACTGATGTTGAATACGATCTGCTTATCGACGAACTAAAAATACTGAATCCTGATGATGAGCTTCTTGATAAGATTGGAGAAATTGTATCAGAATCTGATCCGAGAAAAACCAAATTGCCAATCACTATGGCAAGTATGAACAAACTAAAAACAATAGCTGATATTCATAAGTGGATCGAACTTAAAAAAATATCACAAGCAACTGAGTTTGTTCTCACACCTAAATATGATGGTTGTTCGATGTGCCAGAATGAATATACAGGCGATGCGTACACACGTGGAGATGGTGTTAACGGCAGAAAGAGCAATGAACACATGAAATTGATTGACAAAAAACTTAATCATGATTTTATTAGTTTCGGTGAAATTCTAATTCCTCGTAGTACCTTTGCTGATAAATTTGCTGAGGATTTTGAAAATCCCCGCAATATGATGGCAGGTCTTATTAATAAGGATGACTGCTCTGACTCATTGAAAGATGTTCATTATGTTCGGTACGGTATGTCAAATTCAACATTTGAAACAAAATCGGAAGAACTTGAATTTCTAAACACTCTACAGAAAAATAAAGTTCAGTACATTCTATGTAAAATTTCTGACATGACAGAAGACTATATGAAAGGTCTTTTTGCTAAATGGTCAAAAGTTTATGAATTAGACGGTATTATCATTGAGGTAAATAGCAAAGCCCTTGCTAAAAAATTAGGTAGAGAGACCAGCACAAATAATCCAGTGTATGCCCGCGCATTCAAAGGAGATTTCGAAGAATGTAAAGAGGCTCGTTGCACTGGTATAACATGGAACATTTCTAAACTTGGTCAATTTAAGCCTATTATACATATAGAATCAACTCGCCTTGATGGTGCCAATGTTACCAATGTAACTGGTAATAATGCACGATTTGTAATTAATCTAGGTGTGGATAATGGCGCACTTATTAAAGTTAAACGCAGTGGTATGGTTATACCTCTTATCGTTAAAGTTCTTGAAAAAGTAGAAGTTGATCTGCCGAACAAATGTCCACATTGTAAAACTAAGCTAACGTGGAAAGACAATAAGATAGAGCTTATGTGTAAAAATGAGCAATGTTCTGGAAGAAGACTTAAACAACTGATTGGATTCTTTTCGACAATTGAAGTTGAAGACGTATCAACGGGTATTATTACACAACTTTTTGAACATGGTTATGACACCCTTGCTAAGATACTTAATTTAAAAGAATCTGACATCAATGGTCTGCCCGGATTCGGTGAGCGCAAAGCTGAAATAACTGTAAAGAATATTCACACGAAGCTTAAAGATATTGAACTTAGTAAATTACAACACGCCACCGGATTTTTTAATCCCCTTGGTTCAAAAAAATTGGCTTTGCTCGAACATTTTACCGAAAAACCATCAATGGCACAAATTTGTGAAATTGAAGGATTTTCCGAAATATCGGCCAACGCATATTTGAATGGGTACGATCGTTTCAATGACTTCATCAAAGGACTTCCTATCACAGTTAAAAAATCTATTAAAGTAGAAGCTACGTCCTCAGAATTAACAGGAAAACAATTTGTATTCACTGGTGTTCGGGATAAGAATGCTGAAATGGTGATTCAAGAACGCGGAGGCACAATTGGCTCAGGAGTTTCTAAGAAAACCACACACCTTGTTATGAAGGCTAAAGGTAGTGGTTCTAGTAAAGAACAAAAAGCAATTGATCTTGGTTGTAAAATTATAACACTCGATGAATTAAACGAAATGCTGCAGTGATGATATACACGGAATTTGTAGTATTATTCGAAAACTGGCTCGAAAAACGTGGCTATGCATGTCCTGAATTTTTTTATTCAGAGATATATACTCAGTTTAATACTGGCAAAAAATATGTTGAATTTAGGTATATAAACGAGCCATACAGTTTAAATGACATTGGTAATACAAATGTTGAATGGAAATATGATAGCCACATTTTCCATAAATTCAACGTGTTTAACCCAACAGAAGAATTGAAGCTTGTCAGAAAAGAAAAAATAAATAATGTATTATACCATTAGATGGAAAAAGATATTTTAAAATTTTTATTTGATCGGTGGGCAGACAGATATGGGTACACATTTAACGAACGTGCGTTGTGCACTCTAATTTACCATGCTTTTCATTACAACAATCATACATATATAGAATTTAATGGATTAGATCAATATGTATGCGATTTAACTACTGGCACCTCAGCCATAGATGGCAAAATTGATAATCCAAACCATGTGTTTAATCCTTCGGCAGAACTTAAAAAATTACGTAAAGAATCAATAACAGAATTACTAAACAATTAAAATGAACTATTCTCAATTTTTAATAGTTCTTAAACATTGGTCAGAAATAAACGGCCACTCATTTACTTTTCGTAAGAAAAGTTTATACAACTGTTTCTGGAATAGTAAGTATAAATATGTTGAATTTATCCCACTTTATAGTGCTAGTAATGGGAAAGATTTTGGTTCTAAACCATATTATGAATGGCGATTTAATGGCGAACCTATTAATCCAAAATTAGTATTTAATCCTGTGGAAGTTCTTAAAACAATACGCAGAGAAACATTAAGTGATATTATGCAATGAATCATTTAAAGAAAATAAAAGAACTCGGTTTTAAAAAATCCCCGTACCGAAAACATGATACTGACATACATTTAGGCGTATACACTGACTATGCTTTTAATCATAAAAATGTATTTAATTTAAGATTAAAAAATGGACATACATATTATATTATTTTCCATAATCAAACTAAATATTCTTTAAACTTTTCATTGTCTGTTGATACGTTAGAACATGTCCAAAAAAAATTTGGATATTCAAGTTATCATATTGAAGAAGAATATTTAGCATTTAGTCGTCTTTGGTCATCATGTTTACATACCATTGATGATAAATATGTAACATTTATCAATTTAATAAATGGTAATTCAATAAGTAATAATATGATAAAAAATATATTTGAAGAGATCCAGCATGTATCACCAGCGGATTATCGTGAATTAATTATCAAAAATGTAACTGCATGATTATAGTAAACGATTATAACACACTGATCGAAAAGTATATTGATAATAATGGTAATTTACCTATATTCGGTATACAGCAACTTGAATTAAAATTAAATAAATTACATAAATCAGTAAATATTGAAGTTTGGAATATTGATAACATTATTCAAATTGTAGAGTATGACTATGGCAAAGCAGGTTATATAACCCATCATAATTATAATCTTAAATTATTCAAAAGAAATTCTGTAATTAATACTATATTAGCCAATGGTTAGTAAAATATCACAAAATCAATTTATTCAAATATTTAATCAGTGGCTCACATCACAAAGATTAAAATGCACATCCTTAGATGATATAAAACATTTATATAATAATTTCAAGAATGACCCAGCAATACGCGGATATTATTTTGGACTTTATCTGAAAAATAATGATATATCAAAATACGAGAATACATGGACACCCGTTTTCTACACAACTACAATAATGCCTTTTCAAGATAAGTCTTATGTTTATTATTATTTCGGACAAGATTATATTACTAAGAAAATACGCAAACAAAATATTAATTCTTTATTAAAATAATCATATGTCAACATATTTTGTTAAATACAAAAAAATAGCCGTACATATAACATTCGAAAAATTATCTTGTATGCATACTATCATTATATTGGATGACGAAAAAGATTTTGATATTATCAAACAAAAATCATCATACGCAGGAAGCCGAAAATTCAACCTAGAGGAACAATTAATTAGTACAAATTTAAAAAGAACACTTCCTAAAGATATTAAAAATTACATTCTTAATATTCCTGACATTAAAATAGCTATGCGGTATAATAAAATTGATGATATTTTAAAATGAATGATATAGAAATAAGGAAAATTATAAATTACTATTTAGCGGACACTTATAACAACAATAAGATGATAACATCTATATCAAATTTATGTTATATGTTAGATATAATAGATTCAGACAACAGATGGTCATTCAACAGTGTTGGTGTAGCTTTTAGAAATAATATACGTACAGAACACATAAGCGAGAGAGTAAAGAAAAATACTTTACTATAAATATAAAATATATCAACAAATTAAGACGTTCAAAGTGTATAAAAAATGTTCTCAATGATTAATATTTGAAACAATATATGACAGAAATAGAAATAATTTTCAAAAATTTTCTAAAAAAATATAAAATTAAATACAATAATTTTCACAATTTTCATAATATTATGGATATACACGATCCGTGTTATGTGACAACATTTATAATTAGTCGTGAGAACTATATTATAGGTACACTAGCTGAGAGACAAGGGCAAAAAATAACCAAAAATCAGAAAATTCTTAAATTTAATTATCACAAGGAATTACGTGATTTAAATATATTGGAAATATTGGAATGAAAAAAGATAGTTACAGATATAGTTTCGATTTATTTAAAGCCAATTGATATATTTTACTTAAAGAGTTATTAAAATGAAAGAGCAATTAAGAAAATTTTTTGATGCAAATAACATAATTATATCAGACAGTCGTATTTATAATATTTTAGAACACATGGACACTTTAAATAAAGGAAAATATTTAAGAATAAATACAGATAATATAGCAAATATTATTAATTACCGATTATGCGATTATAAACCTGAAATGTCTAAAGAATCTAAAATATATTATTTCAACGTAGAATTTGCTAAACGATATTTGATGCTTAAAGAATTATTAGGATGAAAGAATTTGTTATTAAATTTTTTAAAGATAATCAAATAATAGAAGAAGACAATTGTATCGATCAGATCGTAAAAAATACTCTACATATGTCAGATGGATATGTCATTATAACCACACATGTTAATAATAATAGATATTTAACACATAGAACAACAGCTATCATAACAGTATATGATAAGCAGCATGTAAATGTAAAGTGTAAATATTGGTTTAATGTTCGAATGATTAAACGTAAATTGTTAATTGAGGAACTGTTAATTGAGGATATTATATGAATAACAGACATCCTGATTACTACAAACCAATGAGTAATCATACACAGGCAGTATTTACATATCTAAATGAATTGGACATTGACTATAATCCAGCAGTAATTGTTAATGAAATGCATTATTTAGCATTGGATGATCGTAAAAAAGAAATGTATATAAAAATTAAGAATAAAAAAATTTTAGCAACACATGTTCCTTGGTGTGATAATAATATGTTTTTTGAGCCATACTACCTGTTGTGTTTAGATATACAAGCGGTGAAGTATTAATTTTATATCCAGAAAAACTTTACCGAAATTATAAAATAAAAGAAATTATCTTTTAAATTTATTACCTATACCATTTAAACCTTTTGTGTAAGAAGATGGGTTAAAATTAGGCATACTGGTTTTCTGATTATCTTCTTGTTTTTTTCTTTCCTTATTTTCCTCTTCATTCATTTCATTGATCAATTTTATGTTTTCTTCTAGGACGTAGAATGGCCACTCATTAACATCACTTTCCGAAATATGAATTTGTTTAAAAAGTTGAAGTTTATTTTTTAATATATTTTGAAAAGGCATCATGAACAACGAACAGAGCTGACGAACCTCCGGGAAAGATCATCTCGGTGCGGACCTCCAGACCACACGTGCATTGTTTTTTAAGTTCAGAAATTCCGAATTTCATTTTATCAACAGCAGCATTGACAAACTGAAATGAGACATCGTCCATCTTTTCAAATTCAACAAGTTTAGCTTTTATTTCTTCATAAGAAGCATCATATTTATCGGACATTAGGAAAGGAAGAATTTTTAAGAAACTCATCTTAGGTGTTTTTTTATCATTAAATTCTTTTATGATAAAAGCTGTGAAACTTTTCTGCAGTCCGATGGACGGCGGGGCGATTTCGAAGACTTTATCATTTATAGTTTTGAATACAAATTTCTTTTTCTGTGCATCGAAATATGGTAAGATTTCAGGATCTGTTTTGTGATAAACAAAATTATCACGTTTTAATTCAATGTGTAATTCATTACTACAAGAGCAAGTTTTGGTCACACTAAGACTGTTTCCTGCTTGGAAGGTTAACTCACGAATTAGAAGAATCAGCCAAAGCCGATCCCCATCCAATACGTGAGTGAAAGGTTTCATCTCACCATTTGGATACTTAACTCGCACGCATGAACTCAACATTTCATTCATCTTCTCAATCATATCAAAATAATTTGTATCATCAAGAGTTGAGAATGCTTGAATTTCCACAACTTGTGCAGCACGTACCATCATAACAACACCGTTTGGATATAATTGTCCAAGTGGCAGCAAATTACAGTCGAATGCGAAATATTGCAAATCGGTTGTGCGTGATGCTTCTTTAGGTTTATCATTGAATACCATACTAGGCTTACCAGTATTTGTTACTTTATTAGTATCTGTGTCAGCTAAATATTGCTTAAGATAATCAGCTTCTGATTTTTTTGATTGCTCTCCTTTTTGTTGCTCAGGAGATTCATTGTTGTTATATACGTTTGTAGGTGTCATGTCATTATATATAATAACCACTTCTCTCCCTTGATGCTTTTATATCATTTTATATATAGTATATAATTGATTTTTACACTTTTGTAATTTTATATATACTAGTATGGAAAAAGAAATATGGAAAGATATTGAAGGTTATAATGGCCGTTATCAAATATCAAATTTAGGAAGAGTCAAATACGTTAAGTTTTTTGAAAACTATCGTAGAAAAGGTCCGTTTACTAAAGAAAGAATTATGGAATATAAATATATTAAACATAAAAGGAATCGGGTAATTATATATCCATCAGTTAGATTATTCAAATCAAGATATAGTAAACATGAACCAACAGTTGAATCATTAATGATTAGTCATTTTTTACCTAAACCAAATGATGGTAAGGAACTCGTTTATTGCGATGGTAATATATCTAATTTAGCGTTGAGTAATTTATATTGGGCATTAAATTCTAAAATATTGGACGATAGCTGGATAAAAATCTCAAAGTACTTAAAATTACATTGTGATAAATCTAAAGTAATGATGACTTACGATGAATTGGTTTCCTCAGAAGAAGGTACTTTATTGTATGAAATTATTAAAAGAAAATTTGGTGGCATGAAAGCAGTTGCTGCAAAATTAGGATTTAAGGTAATAGATACTCGTAAGTTTGGCAATCAAGATGTTAATGAATGGAATGAAGAAACTGTAAAACAAATGTGTATTAAATATTTTGACGGTAACGTACCAACACTAACAGAAACTAAAACTGTATTGGGATTACAAAGAGGTATAGCAATGATAGGTGGCTGGAAAAAATTGTATAAATTGCTGGGCAAAATACCTCCATTAAAAAGACAATACAAAACACTTGATAATGAAATTGTCGAAAGCACATATGAAGCAATATTTTCCAATTATTCATTTATTAATGGTATCGGATATAAATATAATGATTTAATTTGGAACGATTCTGATCATCGATATGATTTTTTACTTAAAGATATTTATGGTAATAATGTATATGTTGAAGTATGGGGGATGATGGGATATAAAAATTATGATAGTAAACGTAAAATGAAAGAAAAAATGTATTTAAACAGTAATAAAATATTAATGTCAATAGAGCGTAAAGATATAGAGCGTAAATCTGTTGAATATATTAATAATGTATTAACAAAATTGATGACAACGTTTAATATTAAACATGATAATTTCTGCCCAGATATAAATAAAATAAGAGATTTTTATAATCAGACAGAAGAAAATTGGCTAAAAGATATAAAAAATTATTGTGATGATAGACAGTTAAGAATAACACCATCTGAGGCAGAACTGTCCGAAGCTGGATTCACAAAATATTTTTATTATTTACGAGAGAATAATTTTTCTACACAACGAATAGCAGATTATTTAAATTTGCCTAGTCAAAGTAATCCGGGTGATTATTATAAAGATGATTTAAACGTAGAATGGGAATTGCAGTTATTAATAAATAAACTCGATACATTTCCTACACATAGACAAATTTACACTTTTCTGAGAGGTGGTATTAGCAGAAAAGGCATGGTATATTGGTCTGACCATTTTGGTTATATTAAAGAAGGTGATAAATATATTAAAAAGTAATTATTTATATTAAATTTTAATATAATAACTAACAATCTACTATCATTTTGCGTATATCATATATTATTTGTACCTTTGTATTATAAATAACTATCATGGAAAGTAAGGAATTCAATTACGATATTTTGAAAGAAACAGAAAAAGCTGTTTTTGTTAAAGTACCGTATTGGGAATCGACAAATCATTTTACCAAAAAGCATAAACAACTTTGGTTTGAATGTTGGGTACCAAAAGTTCTCCTCACTAAAACATTCGTAGATATTAAAAATTTTGTTATAGCAACTAAAGAAAAAATTTGCAAAACAAATTCTTATCAGAAAGTTTTATATACAATGCCTTCAAGTTTTAATACTATGGGTGAGTATGCGCCTGATAAAACAAAAGAGATTGTTGAAGAAATTGATTATGACAAACTAAACATTCTTCGTAGAGAACTTATGACAGCATATGGTGTGAAGGTCTATGATCAAGGATTTTTTATTAATCCTGCGGATAATATAACTGATGATGTAGAAAAACTTGCTAAGGTATACCGGAATCCGTGCGAACATAAGGGCAATCCTGTCATACCGTTGAAGAAAGTTTCTTACTATAAATAAATTCTAATGACATATCAACAATTTTTGGCAGTTTTAACACATTGGACAAAGGAACACGATGTATTATATGATGAGTCGTCTGATCCATATCTTGGACGCAAAATGTATGAGTATTTTTATGAAACCAAAGGTGCTGTTGGGTTAGTATTTAGGTTTGGACAAAATAGAATAATAGAGAAGAATTGGAATGTTTGCTTTCAGGGTAGCGAATATCACCCGGATTCATATTCGTATTTTTTCCCACTTGAATTAATTCAAAAAAATCGTTTAGAAACTATTGACAGCATATTAAACTCATAACGTATAAATTCATAACACATGCGCGAAAAAGATTATAAAGATATTATAGAAAAGTTTCTAATAGACAATTCTATAAGCTTCAATTATTTTGTGTTCTTAGATAGCAAAGTTTTAAACTTACTTTTATCACAAAAAATTAACAAAGAACTTTTGCAGTATGATATGAGGTGTAAAGTATACCTTAACGACGATGAAATTACTTTGCTGATATATGTAGGTGATGTCCCTAAAATGAGTTATATTTATAATTTTTTAAAAGAAAAAAGAAAATCAGTAATCGAACAGATATTAAAATGAAAGAAGAAGAATATAAAAAAATAATATTTGAACAATTAGAATTGTATCCACTTATTCCGGTAAAAGATGTAGTAATCGACCATGGACATTATTTTACTGGTGACGAACGTTATTTCACTAATGTTTCGATAAAATGTTTAAAAGATAAACTATCACCTATATTTCGTAATATAATATGTCCAAATAGTAATGAAGTATTAGATATATGGGTCACCAAGAATAATCTTAAAGTGGTTCAATATAATAAAGACGCAAATTATGTCCATGTAGTTTATAATTTTAAGAAGGAACACAGAAAATTATTAATTAATGAATTACTAAAATGACACTAAAAGAATTTGAAAAATTATTTGTCCACTATTCGTCAAAAACTGGTACTTATTGCTTAAAACAAGATAGCGATTTGATTGAAATATTGTGGGAAACTTTTTATAAAGATTCAAATGCTCCTTTAGGCGTAATATTTAGGTTTGGTGAAGACGATGATTATAATATATCGGACATAGGTTGGCAAGCCTGTTATGATTATACAGAAGCTAATGGATATAAAAGAAGCAACATATTCATTCCATCCAATGAAATCAAATCAATGCGTAGCGATACTATAAATGATATATTGAAATGATTAATAAAATTAGCAATGCCCTGAGAGATATTTTCAAAAAGCAACCAGCTTTTGACATTTATAAAAATTATCGAAAATTTTCAGAGCTTAATCTCTCAGATACACGAATAGGACGAAACAGTAAATAATTATCAAGTAAACTTGACGATCTTAACTTTACTTTTCGTGGTATCCATGCTAAAAACTGGTGGAACTTTTGCAAGATCCTCCCAACCCCAACGCCATCTGAGTCCGTTGTTTTTTGCCATTTTAAAAAGTCCCGGCCATGTGCTACAGTCTTTAATCTTTTGAACATCTCTCGGTTTAAGCTGAACGTTTGAACGTGCAGCAAACTTACTCATAGTGTCTGAGATTGTACCTATAACTGCTGGGTAAAACAGCTTACTATCTTTATCAAATTTAAACATACCGCGCCTGCAGATCTCTACCGCAGCATTCGTAGCATCAAAGTTTTCATGAAGCACATTACCTATAAACGAAGTATATGCTGGATTTACTTCTATTAATTCAATACCAAGTTCTGTACATCGTTTTTCAATCTGCCAATTTGTTATTTCGCGATGCCATACATTTCTAACCTTACGATTTCCTTCCTTTGAAACAAACTTCTCATTCTTACCAATACTCGAAATGTCTTCGCGCACAAAGTGCGCCACTTTATAGTGTAATAAAATGAAGAAAAAGAAACAGATTGTTTGGATGCTTATATTAGCTGCTACAATACTATTGACTGATTATTCATGGTCTAAAGGATATGCTAATTGGTTAGAGTGGGGCGAAATTGCTATACTGTACCAGTTATTTTTCTGGAAATATGAATGGATTACAGATAAGACCATCGTAAAGTACCTTATTAGTCTCCTGTATGGTCCATTTGCTTTATTATATATGATCACTTATCCGATATATAAAAACTTAGAATAATGCCGTTAAATGAATTGAAAAGCACCTAGAATATGGGTGTTTTTTTGTTATATATAGTTTAATAACAATAAGTTATTATAAAAATTGAGTCTGATATATATTAATATATAGTGGTATGGCAGTACCATTAAAAAAGCACGAAATACTAGAAAGATTTGTTAGTGCGTGGGGATTAAATATACTAAATTTATTTAGTTATCCAAATTTTTATTACAAAAGTGCTAGTGCTAAAATTAGCATATTATGTTTAAAACATAATATATTATTTTCACAAGCTTCGTTGAGTCATTCAAAGGGACACGTTGGTTGTGAAATGTGTTTTATTGAAAAATATGGTTATCCTATGAATATGGATACTAAATATTTTGTAGAACAAGCTAAAAATATCGAAGGACATGAAAATTATGATTACACATTAACCAAATATATAAATGCTACTACTAATATATTATTTAGATGCATAATACATGATATTACTATCACACAAATACCAAATGTGCATTTAGTTACTGTTTGCCCCTGCGCCAAATGTGCAGTAGAAAATGGCTACGCAGGCGGTAGAAAATTAGACAAAGATATTTTCATATACAAAGCTAACAAAGTTTGGTTTGATTTGTATGATTATGCTAGATCTATATATGTTGATTGCGAAAAACCATTAGAAATAATCTGTAATACACATGGTTCATTTTGGTTAACACCACATAAACATGTTAGTGGTAAACAGGGATGTCCTTATTGTAATATGTCTTACAACGAAAGTTTAATTAATTCCATATTAAAAAATAATGATATTTCTTCTATATACAATTTTCGTTACTGTGATTGTAAAGATAAAAATACTTTACCGTTTGATTTTAAAATCTCTAATTTAGATATTATAATAGAATATGATGGCGAACAGCACACCAGAGCATTTAGTACTTTCGGTGGTGAAGAAGCCCTCAAATTGATTAAGGCACATGATATAATAAAGAATGATTACTGTATGGAAAATAATATTACATTATTTAGAATTAATTATAAACAAGACACCATAGTAGAAATGAATTATATTATATGGTTTATTACGTTTATGCAAGAAATAAAAAAGACGGCCAATAGCCGTCTTCCTTAATTTAAAATATTTATTAATAGATACTTGGTGGATTAAATTGGAAACTGTTATCAATGTACTCATCAATCCAGTAGTCGGATACAAATCCTGATTCAATTGGTTCCATTATTTCTGTATTTTTTGTCCAATCAAGAGAAAATTGAGCAAGTTTATTGATTTGGACATTTTGATAAGTTACGCGTCTTATTACAAATCCTTTCTTATCATGCTGGTTAGCGATTATTGTTCCTATAATGTCCCTCTTATAAGAAACTGACCCATTCTGAGAATTCCATACTAGATCATACCATGCCTTTAACGTATTCCAAACAAAAATAGATCCTGATTCATTCACATTTAAGTTAAACTTAATGGAAAATTCAGTGTCAGTTTTTTCTGGCGGTGTTAAATACACACGAGTTGTATACTTAAAACGTTGACTAACTGCAGTGATATCTGGTGTTACTGGAAAATCAATATTGGTAGCGTTCTCCAACATCATAATTGGATCACGACCTTGTGCCTGTAAGATTGCAGGCAAAATGAACGTGATCTCAAATAAACTAGGATATACTGGTTCGAAGTTTGTATTCGTAGATCGCAACTGCGTAAAATGTGGTAGTGGCATCGTTATTGTTTTCTTTTTATTATATATTATATAGGGAACTTTCCCTTGTTCTTATATATTAATGACTAAATATGGATTTTTGCTGAACAAAAGTCGAAAAATTACTATTATTAAGATAATATATCAGTTATAGCAAGTTTGATTTTAATATGCTTTATTATTCTACCTACTTCTATTTTTAATGGCATAAAATATGGAATTCGATATAAGATAATATTATTAGCTCGACAATATTCTGTTTTTATTTTGTCACGAATTTTAGTTAATTCTAATCTTTTTAAAGCTTCCTCTTTGTCTTTAAGTCTTTTTGGTTTATAATGTAAAATACCATCAAATTCAATGCATATATTAACTCCTATAATTTTAAAATCAAATTTTAACTTCCGTTTATATGCACAATCGTCAAATTTATACTGTCTATCACGTTATTAATTTTGAACAACCTGTTTAAGTTGTGTAGATTTTTGTAGATTTAATGTACAGAAAGCTGATTTTACATTAACTCTAACTGGGTTGAACGCCAACCCTCTATCGAGTATCGAACTTACGAACGAATCCCCGAATACTTTTCTGCCAATACCGATTGCTCCATTAACATCAGCATTTAGTAACTTACCTATACTACTCTGAAACAATCCACGAAACACTCGTTTCCCGAGGTATTTTTCGTGATGTTTCATTTCTTCGAAAGCTAAATGGTCAACTTTCGATGTATAAGATTTTTCATGAACTGTAACTTTAATACCTATCAGTTCAGCTTTATAGGCTATTTTTTCAATAAATTTGGCATGTGGTATACTAGTAAACTTTTGATTATTAACTTTACCGATACTGATACCGTCCTTCCAACCTACATTCTTACCTATTACTATTTCACTTATTTTATACTTAATACAATAATCTATTATAATTCTACTTGCTTGATGTATATAGTTTTCTACTTTGTTGTTCCTTTTGTGTGTTAGATTAGTGAGTTTTTTAGAAGTTCCTTTATCACTAATGTAACTTTGTAGTCGAGCCTTTTCTTTATTGTAATACTGGTTTATTGACTTAAGTTCTTTACCATCAATAATGAAAGGATGTTCGATATTTGTTGTACAAGTAGCCAGATTATTTACTCCAAGATCAATACTCATTTTATTCTCTGGTACTAATTTAGGTAGAGTGATAGGTTGTTGTGTATAAACAACTTCTACTATAAATCCACCAGATTGTGGTACAATTCGTACTTGATCTGCTGTTTTAACTTTCGTTTTTATTGGTTTTAATCCTGTCTTTTTAGGAAAATGTATATAGTTATCTTTAATTCTTATTTGTTGATTCGTAAAAACTACAACATTAAGTTTATTCTTTGTCTTACTGTCTTTAATATAGTTTGGAATTTTAGGTTTACCATTAAACTTACTTGGACATTTTTTGTATTCCCGCATAGCAGCCCAATAAGCTTTCCAATTTTTGAACATTAATTTAATGACTTGTTGAGAAGTTGGTGCGGGCAATGCTACAAAATCTTCTTGTTTAAACTCACATAATAAATTACTTAACTCAAATTCAGAAAATTTCTCTAGTTTACCAAAGCAAACCTGCCTCATATGATATAAACAAAAATTATATAACATAGCAGATTTATTGCATAAATCTTTCATCACATCATTATTTCGTACTATGTGTCTCTCAGTTAATTGCATCTTAATACTATATATTATTATCATAAAATAGATTATTTCGAATATTTTGTATATATTTACAGTACTATATAATTTGAATTATCATAAACATATAAATCACCGTGTACAGCACGAGCATTTTTAATAAATTCTTCTAATATAAGTTTTTTAGACATAATGCTATATATTAAACAAATGTCTGATTTCAATATATAATAAATATGAAAAGAAAAAGTGTTAGAAGGACATTAAGTGAATTTTTAGAAGATGCTTACGAAAAATATAACGATAAATTTGATTATAACAAAGTAACAGAATATAAAAATAGAAGTCAGATTATATGTATTCGTTGTATTAAACATAATCATTGGTTTAACCAATCAATAGAAGTACACTTAAAAAAATCAAAACATGCTTGTCCTTTATGTAGAAAAGAGTTTATTAGCCTAAAAACTAGGAAACCATTCGCACAATTTGTAATAGATGCTAAAATGGTGCACGGTGATTTATATATTTATGATAATGTTAATTATATAAATGATTCTACGAAAATAGAAATACACTGCTGGAAAGGCCATATTTTTTATCAAAGACCAAATGATCACTTACGACCAGATACTGGCACAGGTTGTCCAGAATGTAATGGCAAATTAGAATATACCAAAGAAAATTTTAATAGAAGATTTATTGAAAAATTTGGTAATACTTTTGATTTATCTAAAGTTAATTTTGTAGACATGTTTACTCCAATAATTATTGGTTGTATAAATTGTGGATTTGTTACCAATGAACCGCGTTATTTTTTAAATTCTAAAAACGGTTGTACTGAATGCTTTAAAAATATTAAAATGACACTTGAAGATTTTATAAAAAGATCAAATGATATACATGATAATCGTTATGATTATCCAGAATCTGACGTTAACGGTGATATAAATTCAAAAACTATTATCACATGTTCTAAATTAGGACATGGTGATTTTCCGCAAAGTAGAAAAGAACATATGCGTGGTGCAGGATGTCCAAAATGTGCTTCGCAAAATTCTAAAGGCGAAATGAATATAGCCAAAATGCTCAACGAAAATGAGATAAAATATAGCACACAATATGTTTTTGATAAATGTAAACATAAAAGAAAATTGCCATTTGACTTTAAATTAGATAATATTAACTTATGTATTGAATTTGATGGCATTTTTCATTATACAGTTGAACGATTTTACACAAACGAAGAAAAAAGAAAGGAAATGCTTCAATTAACTCAACTCCGTGATAAAATAAAAACAGAATACTGTAAAACCAACAATATAATTCTTTATAGGATACCTTATTTCGTTCCTTTAAAGCCTATTATGAATAAAATCATTAAGCACATTAAGATTAAATTAATGATAAACGATATATTATCTATCTAATGTTACTGCTAAACAAAAAAGCCACCAATTTATTTTGGTGGCTTTTTAATTTTAATATTAAATTAAAGCGGCTGGAAACCAGATGAATTAATTGTATTAGTACGTAAGATAGTGATATTGTTAACAATAATTCCCATTCCCTTCACAATTTCTACATACGTATCTAAAACACCCGCCTGTTGATCAATAATAGCCTGTGTATTATTTTCAGCATCACATTTATTGAAAGCATTGTATAATGCTTGCTGATTAATAAACTGTGCTGTAATATTATCAGCACGGAATTTAATTTCAGCACGTACATCAGGTGTGTTGAATTTCCATTGAAATTCTAACAACATTTGTGACAACTGATATTCAAGTTCAATAAGAACTTCACGTGAGTGAATGAAAGATAGAGAAGAAGTAAACAGTGTTTGTGCTGTATTTTCTGTTTCTATAACATATCCACGATTACGCTTAAATACTAATGGATTTGCCTTCATAGTATTTAAATTTATAATATCTTGATTGTTGAAAGACATTTCAAGAGAAGTTATGCCAGTTAAACGACCATTTGTTATACCTGCAACAATTGTCCATGGAAAAATATTTGTTTGTGTTGTATTAAACTTACGTAAGTAAGCATTTGCGACAAACATTGCTGGAGGTACTGATACAGGAGTTCCGTTATCATTAGTTGTTACATATGGTGCAAAATAACCAACGCTAGTATCACCTATACCTTGTGCGAAGCTATATAAGAACGCAGGCGATGAGCTAGGATCTCCTCCTACTGCAATGAACGCAGTACTGAGCACTCCATTAGCATCAACAAATGAAGGTGACGTAGATTCTCTAAAAGAACGCATAGATGGCATATTTAAGAAACCAAAGCAATCAAGACGAGTTCCGCAAATATCTGCTAACTGCTGTTTAGAAAACTCAGTAAGACCTAAACCAAATGAATCTACCAAATATCGGAAAGTAATATTTTCCTTATCTGTGATAGCATTAAATAAAGGTGTTCCGATATCCAACAAACTCAGAATTGATGCTTGACGTGTCTCTGTACCGTCAGGGATAGATGCTTGACGAATCCTAAAACCAGCCAAGGTTACCCCTTTATAAGTATTTATATAGTCACCAATATCTGTAAATCTGTAAGTCTGTAAATCACCATTATAATTATACAATTTAACGGTAGCATCACAAGTTATTTCAACTAATGTTGTATCTCCTGACCAAACTTTCTTAGATAGAATACGTGTAAGATGTTTAGGTATCTCACCAGCTACTACTGTTGTAGGATCTACATACGCTTCTAAGAAATCACCTATTTTAACTTGTGTATAACGAGCACCGTTGACAAGAACTTTATTTGGTGTTTGTACATAAGTAGTAGGTTGAGCGATTTCAACTGTCTCACGGTAATTTGATTTTTGAGAAGAAACAAAAATAGTTGTGTTATTAGCTAAATTAACAATAGGATTAGGAGTTTGAATCAATGAATCCATAAAATCAACTGTCAAATTCAAATTACTATCTAAGTACATTTCTAAATAATGCTTATTAAGAGCGTTATAAAGATATGCCGCATCTAATACAGTTTCTGTTGTAACTGCTTCAGCAATTTTGTAAGCGAAACTTCCTGTTAAACCTAAAGGAGCAGCATAGTTATTAGGGTCTTCAATTGTAAATGTACCAGTATTAGTGACTGCACTAGGTAAAATTATTTTAGAATTAGTCACAAATGTTGTTGGTGCAGTTACTTGTCCAGAGAATATAATATAAGATTGTCCAGAAATATCTTCAAACAATACATTATAAGATTTAGATAATAAATTCTCATAGAAAAAATCACCTGTATTAATATTACCAGCAACAAAATCCGTATAAAATTGAGAATATCTAGCAACAATACCAGGAGTGGTGTTATTATACAATGTATTTTTAGTAATCAAAGATGTAGCATCCATGATGAATTCATTGTCTACAATATAAAGAAGCAAATTACCGTTTACTAAATTAGTAATGCCTGCTAAAATATTAGTATTAAGTGTGAAAGATTTATTAAGTGATGTTGATGTAACAACATTTGTCACTGACATACCAGCTAACGAATGTTTAGATCCAATATCATCAATAACGACCATTTCAGCCACATTAGGACTAGTCAAGAAGTTACTTATATAATTAAATTCTTTAATACGACGATTTACTACATATTGGCTAGTATCAGGTACTACGTTTGTATTATTAAATGTAAATGTTACAACTCCTGTACTAGCATTTCCTGACATTGTATAATCAAGTGTTGAACCTTGTTTTAATTCAATAAATCCAGCAGCATTAACTGTCACTGGTGTATAATTAAATTGTGTGAAATAGTTAATATTATCAACTGAGTTATTAAATATCGATACATTGGCATAACCAAGTACGATATCTGTGGCATTAACACTTAAATTGGTATTGTTAGATAAATTATCAGCACGCACAATTTGTCCTGATGTATTTAATGTAAATACAGACATAAAGCTAGAAGATGTGCCAGAAGCTACAATATAATTAGCAGCTGAAAATGTCATAGAATAAGTTCCTTGAACAGTGTCTATTTCAGCACCGCCTACAACAGAATATGCACCAGCCGCAACGGAAATAGTCACTCCTAATATTGAACTAGTTGCCCCATAACTGCCAACTATAACTGATGAAAAAGAAGGTCCTGGGATACTTACATTAAGATATGTCGAACTTGTACCAGAACTAATAACACCCGAAACAAACCCTTCTGCAAAATATGCAGTTCTTGTTGTTGAACCGGATGCTGACAGACGGAATAAATTGTTCGATCCACTAACACCCATGGAAATTACGTTACCTGGTGTGTCTAAAAGAACCTGAGGATAAGAGAGACTTTCTATTATGGTATCATTATAGGAAAGAAAATCAATATTTGTGATATTATCTTCATCATTTATAAGAGAATTACCTATTAAATCGATTAATCCATTTGGATAGTCTGTTTCAAGAAGTTCAGCATTAAACGCACAGAATAATCCGGTTAAATCGGTATCTCTATTCACAACGGTTTCTACGAAAATATTAGTGTTATTTGAATCACGGAAAAAAGGAATTAAAGAAAGTCCTTGGTAATATTTAAGGACATTAACTGAACGATCATTTAAAAAATTTTGAACCTGTGTCTTGCGCAAACCTGTTACGTCAAAATATGTTCCATACTTAGCATCAACAGAAAGATTCTGATAATTAGTCCAATTTCCTTGTATAACAAGAATGTCAATCATATAATCTGACGCATAATCTGTTGGATTTGTGTAACTAGGAGGTGTTGAAGGCTGAACATAATAATTACTAAGAGGTTGATCAAACGTAGTAAGTACAGTCTTGAATGTAAAAATAGTAATATTACTACCTGACATATTAGTAAAGTTAAGCACTCGTTGTGATGCATTAGGGTCATTTTTTACAATATTTAAAAAAGAAAGAGTATCGCGTTTCCAAAAACCAGTAGTATCAAAGAACTTCGAATATGAATTAGTACGTATAATATCATTATCATACTGAGCAGCAGTAGACATACCAATGTATTGTATTTGATCCAACACAGGATCAGTTTCTAACAGATTTATTGCAAAACAATTATTTGTTTCAAGCATTTTAGATACTGTTCTGTGAAAAAAACTACCTTTTCTTTCAAGATTTCTATCTAAAATACCAAATACATTTGTCAAATCATTTTGATTTTGAAGCAGAATAGGTGTATTTACTGGCCCTTTGCGCGAAAAGCCTATCACCAATGGTGTTGTTCCGATGACTTGCGGTGTAGTTATCACAGAGTTATCAAACTCTTCAACAAATATACCGGGTCTGCTGTATTTTGAGGGATTTGTATTAGGCATGTGTATTGATTCTTTTTTGTTTATATATTAAATAAAAAAACTAACAATTGGTTGTTTTTTAGTTACTTTTTATACGAATAGTACTCTCTCTTAGTATTAGCAGAATTATACACTTTATTAATCAGCGCGACAAGATTTAATTGTTTTTCCTCATCAATATTTGTATTCTTAAAAATTAACTCTAATTGATTCTTTAATTCGTCTGATATTTGGCCGTTTAAATGGTTAAGTGGTTTCATATAATAAATGCTGAGTTGTTTTGTCTATATATTAAGCTAATATTAATAAATTACTACGTAGAATATGAGGCTGATTACCAAGAGGGAAGGTGTTGTTTATTATATATAGAGTTATGAAAAGACTATCAAAAAGACGTACTTTAGTAGAATTCTTCGAAGATGCATATGAAAAATTTGGAAATAAATTTGATTATTCTAAAGTAATTAAATATATTAATCAATATCAAATAATACAAATTAGATGTATTAAACATAATCATTGGTTTGAGCAATCAATACACATTCATTTGCGGGATAAGACTAAACATGCTTGTAACAAGTGTGTAAAAGAATTTTTAGAAATAAAATTTAGAAAATCTATTACACAATTTATATTTGACGCAAAAGAAGTGCATGGTGATAAATATATTTATAATAATTCTATTTATATCAACAATAGCACAAAATTAGAAATACATTGCAAAAATGGACATGTCTTTTATCAAACTCCAAGTGAGCATATAAATAATGAAAGTGGATGTCCTACATGTAACGGTGGTGTAGCATACACAGAGGAAATTTTTAAAAAAATATTTATTGAAAAATTTGGTGTTAATCATGATTTAACAAAAATAAAATATATAAATTTTACAACACCTATAACAATAGGCTGTGAAATACATGGCTATGTTAATAACACTCCTTTACTTTTTTTAAAATCAAAATGTGGATGTACAGAATGTTTTAAAAGTAAGAAAGTAACGCTAAATGAATTTATAAAAATTTCAAATATTACACACAATAATAAATATGATTATTCAGAATCTGACGTTAACGGATCTAATAAATCAAAAACCACAATTATATGTAATCATTTAGGACATGGTAGATTTCAACAGATTAGAAAAGAACATATGCGTGGTGCAGGATGTCCAAAATGTGCATCACAAAATTCAAAAAATGAAAAAAGAATATCTAAAATGCTCAACAATAACGATATAGCATATAGTTCGCAATATGTTTTTAATGATTGTAAATATAAAAGAAAATTACCGTTCGATTTTAAAATTAATAATTTAAACATATGTATTGAATACGATGGTATCTATCATTATAATCCGATAAAAAATTACAAAGATGAAAATATTCAAGAAGCAGAAAAAAGGTTAGAATTAATTAAGATTCGTGACAACATAAAAACCCAGTATTGTAAAGACAACAATATAATACTATATAGAATACCGTATACTACCCCATTAAAACCTGTTATGGATAAAATAATCAAGCATATCAAAATTAAGCTTGTTATAAATGATATATTAAATGCATGAGTAAAAGAACTGTAAAACGCACTCTTGAAGAATTTTTAGAAGATGCATATACTAAACATAATAATAAATTTGATTATTCATTAGTAACAGAGTATATTAATAAACATCAAATAATATCAATCAGGTGTATTAAGCACAATCATATATTCAGTCAATCAATATCTGATCATTTGCGTAGATCAAAACATCCTTGCCCTAAATGTAGAAAAGAGTCTATAAATTTACAAAAAAAGAAATCTCTTGAACAATTTATTTCAGAAGCAAAAATTGTGCATGGTGAAAAATATAATTATAATAATGCTAATTATATAAACAATCGAACTAAAGTAGAAATAAAATGTAATTATTGTTTACACATTTTTTATCAATCCGCGATTGGACATATAGATAACAAACAAGGTTGTCCTAAGTGTTATGGTACACCTAAAATAACATTAGAAGATTTTATCCGACGTTCAAACGAAATTCACAATAATTATTATGATTATAGTAAATCAGATGTTAACGGACCTTGTAGTTCTAAAACTACAATTATATGTCCTTTACCTACACATGGTGAATTTTTACAAACAAGGTCTGATCATATAAGAGGATCAGGTTGCCCAAAATGTAAGAGATATAAATCAAAAAGTGAATTATTAATTGTAAAAATTCTTGACAAAAATAATATAAAATATATCAGAGAATATATGTTTGATGATTGTAGATTTATGCGAAAATTAAGATTTGATTTTAAAATAGTAGATCTTAATATATGTATTGAGTTTGATGGTGTATTTCATTACACGATAGAGAAATTTTACAAAGGAGAAGAAGCGATAAAAAGATTAGAGTTAACAAAACTTCGAGACTCTATAAAAACACAATATTGCAAAGGCAACAATATAATACTATATAGAATATCATATCGTGTTAACTTAAACATTGAGATGAAAAAAATAATAAAACATATCAAGATAAAACTTGCTATAAATAATATATTAAACAATGTCTGAAGAATCTAAACCACATAAACAAGAAAAAGAAATTATTTGGTCAACCGAAAAAATAGATTTAGCGGAAGAAAAAATTAATAATGGTTTAATATTACACCGTGGAGAAAATCCATTTTACATGGGTAAAATTAGGCACAAGAAGGCTAAATTAGCTTTCGCTATGACACAAGATGAACAGGCTGAATACATTAAATGTAAAATGGATGTAATGTATTTCGCGCAAAATTACTGTCGTGTAAAAACGGAAGACGGAAAACATAGAATTATAAAACTTAGAGACTATCAATTAGAACATTTAGAGATGTTGATAAAAAATAGATTTAATGTGCTAATGATGTCAAGACAATCGGGCAAATCGATTGTCTGTGGCATCCATATTTTACATTTCATTCTCTTCAACAACAACAAAAATGTCTTAATAACCGCCAACCAATGGGCAACGATATATGATTTAATTGATAAGATAAAAGAAATTTATATAAATATTCCTTATTTTTTACAAAAAGGTATAATGAACTGGACACAAAGTAGTATCTTATTAGACAATAAATCAAGAATAAAATCAGCAACAGTTTCTAAATCATCTGGTGTGGGTGCTAACGTTGATTATTGGCTTGCAGATGAATACGCTATACCAGAAGCTAATACTCTTGTTAAATTTCACACATCTGTATTTCCTACCATCACATCCATGGATAACTCAAAAGTAACTTTGATATCTACACCCCGAGGATTCAATTTATTTCATAAGATTTTAACCGATGCAGAAAGACCAGAAGGTGACCCACAAAAAAATAACTTCCATGCTAAACGAGTTTATTGGTGGCAAATTCCAATGCGTTTTTGTACACACATTAGATTAAATAAATCTAAGCTACATACATTAAATATAGATAAAAATGATTTATTAGAAGATTTAAAAAATAAATATCCTTCTACAAAAATGGATATGTCATATAGTAACGAATTAAATAAAGATATTATTTATATTTATAATAATAATGAATGTTCAGAAGAAGATATTTTATTGGAAGAATTTAACGATATTCGTTTATTAGAATTTTCAGAAATAACGACATGGAAAAAAGAAACAATAAAAGATATAGGTGGTGAAGATGCATTCAATCAGGAATATGGGTTACAATTTGTAACTGCAGACAGATCATTACTTGATGAAAAATTAGTAGAAGAACTAAACTCTAATAAGAAAAATTTCATATTTCATGATATTGACAAATTTAATGAGAAATTACGATTCAAGTGGGATAATTTGAAATGGATAGATAATCCTGACATGTTTGAATTAGAGAAAGCCAAAAATTATAAAATAATAATTTCTGTGGATATGTCAGAAGGATTGGGACAGGATTACACTGTTATAAATATATTCAAGGTTGATTTTAAAAATTCAAATATAATAGATTTATATGGTGATTCGTTTACCAAATTAACTCATTTTTTTAAACTTGATCAAGTTGGCGTTTATAGAAGTAATGTTATAGCCACATCACAGGTAGCTGAATTGCTTTATTGCATCTGTTATGATTTGTTTAATGAGGATAACATCAAAGTTGTTCTGGAATTAAATTGTGGTGGACCAGAACTACTAGCACATCTACCTAATATTTTTGATGGAAATAATAATTACGGTTCTCACTTATTTTTCAAATACCGTCATAGGGTAGATGCTGTTAAAGATGAAGTAGGTTTAAAAGTTACTAGCTCTAAAAATTTGATGGTAAAAGACTATCAGGATGCTATGCAGAGCCGATCTATTGTAGTGTATAACGAAGATACAATTAGAGAATTAACTACTTTTGTTAAGCACGAAACAGCTGCTGGTAATGCTGTATATAAAGCTGATTCTGCGCATGATGACTTAGCTATGACTGTGGTAAACCTATCAACTGCTTTCTCAAAACCATCTTTTGTAGATATGTGCGACGAAATATATTCTAAAATGATTGATACTACATTAAAAGCTAAGATAGATAATATTCTAAAACTAAACGAATTTAAGACAGGGACAGATTATAGTTCAGTTATAAACGTTAATAGAAAAAGAAAATTTGATAAAATATTTAAAAGCAGAACTGATAATAATGGTAAATATATCTCGCCTAATAGCTAAGAATATTATTAATTTTATTTATTCTAATTCTACTAACCTCGGCTACATAATTTATTACATAGAAATTTTTATGATCTGAATAAACATCTAATAAAACATCACCATCATCAATAAATTCTATTCTATAATTTTTATATTTTCTGAAAATTAAATATTTATGAGAAATTGATTTTTCTAAATATTTGAGTTGAATCTTTATCATCCAATTAATTTCTTCCTTACGTATAGTATATTTAGGCAAATCTCTTTTAAGTGCGACTTTAATTAATTTAATATATTTATCTTTATCAAAAATCATTTTGTTATGAATTTTATTATTTTCTTAATATTTCTTTTTCTAATTTCTTTTTTAATATCAATTAAAAAATAATCTTCTTTATCATACGTCAGCAATTCATTACCAAAATCATAAAATGATAATGTGCCATTATTATGTTTACGTAGTACTAAATATCTGATATTTTCGTAGCTTAAATTTTCTCGTTTATAGCAATATACGATCCATTTTATTTCTTTTTCTAAAATAATAAATTCAGGTAAAGTTTTATTAACAGATTTTTTAATAATATTAATAAATTTCTTATCAGTCATATTTACAATATATAATTATTTTATATTATCTAAAATACTGTTGATGCGATAATTTCTTATCAGATGAGAAGGTGTTATAATAACATAGGCATATTTACTATAAACTTTACTATCCATATTTACAATATAATTATCATTAGTTTCCGTGTATTCATTAACAAACCATTGTATTTCTCTTTTCTTTGCACTATTATTTTTTTCATATAAAAATTTAACATTAGATATAAATCGTCTATTAATAAAATTATTTAAACGACCTATAAGCTGATCGTCTTCAATTTTATTTAATTTGATACCGTTCTTATATAACTCATGTTTAGTTGCTTTGTAATATTCTTCCAGAGTTGGTTCCATTTTACGTCTCAATAATTTGCTAAATATTACGTTATAATTTTTATCATAAAACATTTATATTATAAAAACTCATTCTTATATTATAAAGAATTTCATCAATTAATTTATTATCAACAGATTCCGGCAAAGTTGATTTCATAAATTTTTCACCAAGATTGGCAATACTATCCTCAACAGTCTTTATAAGATCTTCGTAGGAAATTTTACCTTCTCTTATGGATAGTAGATAATCGCGATCATTCTTTCTGTTAACAATTATTCCTTTCCCGTCAAGGATTTCTTCCGCCATGCGTGTTAAACGTACAGAATGCATAGCGTTTTTAAGATCATATCCTTTATAGCCATTAGCTACATTATCTATGTAGCGTTGTTCATTACGATCTTCCACCCACTTCCAGTAATCTGTATACACATTACAGTACTTAGTATATCCATCTTTATTGTAAATAATATTACACAGAAAGCTTTCTTTTTCAATATTTTTTGGTATAGACGATAATCTAATATCATTAGAATCCTTACTAGTATCATTTATTATACCTTTAAATTTAAATCCACATGGTAGATCATTCTTTTTACGTGAAGCAATTTTAACTTTTTGTCCAGCTTTATTACCATATTTCGAAAAAAGATCATGTGCTAAACGGTCGTAATAACAACCATATACATCGCGTGCATTTTTTATTTTAACAAGCCCAGCAAATTTTTGTTCTAAATTATTGGTTTTTAAATAATCTTTTAACTTTTTAGATTTACCGTCTATAAGCACAAAACAAAAATCTAGTGGTGTTTTTTTAATTTTACCAACTTTCTGAACTACCTTTTTATTGCCTCCACGAGCTTTCTTCAATTGAGAATAGGCATAATCTATAAATGAATTTTTACATTTTTTAGTTATAAATTTGTCTTTGTGTTCAAGAATTAAATCATACACAGGGTGCTTATATTTAACAAATTCATCAGGCATATTCAATAACTCTAATATATTCGGATTATTTTTTTGTATCAATTTCAAAAATTTACCAACCTCATAATACATGGTATCATTCGTATCGTCAGATACTTGTTCATCATAATTTTGACCGAAAACAGATTCTATTAAATAAGATAGTTCTTCACTGTTATATTTTGTGAAAAATTTTTGAGCTTTTGCATCATCTTTAAAAGAATTTAAAAATTGTTCGACAGATGAATTTTTTTTAAGTGAATCTACATAAGATGTTCCTAATAAATTTCTAAGAGGGCTAATATACACTCCTCGTATATCTAAATCGCTCTTCCCTTCACGGGCGAGGCCGTATGCTGTAGATCCAGAAATGCTTTCGAAAATAATTAAATTATTATCTTTTAAATATTGTATATCTAATTTCATTTTTTAATAGATAAATTATAATTTGAAAATATTTTATCACCTGTTATATCAATCAATAATTGTTCTTTTATAAATTTCGGAACGCTTACTGTTTTTAATTCTTTTTTAGTTTTTACTTCTACTTCAGCAATAACCATATTAATATCCTTAAAAACATCGATTTCCCATTTATATTTTCCTACTTTTTTAATCCAGCGGACTTTTCTTATAATCCGATTACATTTTACAATTTCATTTTCAAATTCGTGAGCCGTTAAATCATTTTCTATTTCACTATTAACACCTCTGGATATAGCTTTCTTGATAGTTTTCACATATTTATATAATATGGGTTTATTTGGTAAGTATATTTCCGAACGTCTAAATCTGCCAGATTTTCCATAATGTTGATCAATATAATGCACTTCATCATATCCATGCTTAAGTAATTTGGTATCCAATATATTTGGTAATTTTTTAAGAAGATATCGTTTTTCTATTTCTAAATTTTTAGGCATAAAATTAATCTTTAGGTTTATTATTTAACACATCGATAATAGTTATTATTATATGAGTGATCGGTCCAAGTATAAACATAATACTACTTACGGGAGAACGAGTCACTAAAAAAGCATATCCAGCTAATACAATACCCATGATATACATCGGATATACTATCTTAAATGTAGGTAAAAAATTGTAAAATATTTCTTTTATAATTTTCATGTGTTATTTGTTTATAATTATAATATTACTTGCTATCATCGTACCAGATTTTTTAAATTTCCCCGCATCAACAGGAATTATCTGAGCATCGACTTCACTCAACCATTTTCTAAATTCTGTTTCTTTTTTATTCGACGAATGTTCCCAATGTCTGGATGTTATAGAAACTAGGCGACCACCTGTTTTTAATAGTTCAAACATTCGATAAACATGTTCAATGTCTTGATTTTTAGAAAAAGGTGGGTTAGCAACGATTCTGTCATATTTTTTATTATCACTTCTTATCAAAAAATCTTCACCTATTAAATTAACAGTTGGTATTTTCATCAGAAAAGTTCTGTTAACAGGCATTAATTCGTAACAGTCTACTTTTAATTCAGAACACACACGATTAATTGCTTTAATAAGTGCTCCTTGACCTGCTGATGGTTCAAGAACTTTATGCTGCAGTTTAATATCAGCATACTGGACAACTTCATCAGCAAGATCATCTGGTGTGCCGAAAAATTGAAATTCTTTTTTAAGATTCCGGGTTTCTCCACTAGATATTTCTTTCAGTAGAGATTCTGGATTTTCTTCAAAAACAAATCCTTTAATTTTACCAGATTTCCATTTGCCTCCAACCAATTCAAGTTTTTTAGCAACACCTTGATATAATTTACGGTCAAGAATTGTGTCAGGTAATTTGACAATATTACCTTCTACTATGCAATTTTTAAGTACTTCTTCAATTGTATTCATATGTATGTTTATTTGTTTTTATGTATTGTTGTTACTCATTTATAACACTATCAATTTTTGCTTTCCTAATATCAGCGAGTATTATCGGAAGATAAAATACTACTTCATATCTATATTCGATATACTGTTCATTCGATTGGTATAATTTATCATATTTATACATTTCGACTAATGGATCGGCACTATAATCAGTATATTTTTTGGTGTAGTCAGTATCAAATTTATTATAATAATTTAGTTTTTTTAAATTATTTTTATTTTTTCTTAAACTCACCTCAAATATAATACTATTTTCCGACACACCATCAACACTAATGTCAATATTATCCATGTTATATTTATATACATTATCTTGTGTGAAAACATTTGATTTTACAAAAACAAGGTCAGTTTTAAAATTTAACCGAATTACTGTAAAAATAGCTTCCTTTGAAAAACTTTTTACAAGAAGTGATTTTATTAAAGTCTTATAAAAATCATAAATATCCGTGTGTATAGCCATATCATCAACCGATTGTCTATCTGAGAATGTAATATTATTTATTTTCATTTTAAAATTTCTTTAATTTTATTATCACGATATCTAGCCAACTCATCTTTTAATATAAACAAAACAATATCATTATAAGTATTTGATGTATCATTAATATCTTCTTGTTTATAGATATAATGTACACTATTATTTTTTAAATTAAAACTAATTGCTACCACACCTCTTCTTTCAGCAAAAATTTCACTTCTTCTTCTATTATCATACTCTAAATTAGAACTCAATATAGTATGCTGCTCACAAAAATCCATTAATAAGTCAAATATTAAATTATTCTGAATCATGATTATTTAATATTAAATTAATTATATATTTTCGATATTCTTTTTTTATATAAAAATAAACAAAATTTGATTTTTTTGGCTCATCTTTATAAAAATATTTACTAAATTCCTTATCACTAGCATCAAATCTAATTCCTTTTATATAACATAATTCACCGTCACATATACTTACAGAAATAGAATTTAATATTTCTTCATTATTATCACATAACATTCTACACATTTTAGGTGTTGAGTGCTTAGTGTATGCTTCCAATAATAATTTTTTAACAATATACTTATTCATTATTATGTATCATTTTATAATATACGAAATAGTTTCTTTGCGTAGAGCTTCTTTTATTATATTACTCATATTTTTAAAATCTATACGTATTGTATATTTACAAATATTTCCTTCAATGACAAATGTATAACCTGACAAACCGTTATAACTATGCCATTTAAGTGTTTTATCACCATGTGTACGTTTTTTGTAATACTCACATATTAAAGATGGGTCATGTTTATATGTATGCATATATAATATTAAATCACATATAAGTTTATATTTCTTCTTAGAAAAAATATAACAATCATACATCTGAAAAATTTCAGAATCCTGTAATAAAGCTGGCATATTTAATTATTATCGCTAAGTACAATTTTACACATATAATCAAAAGTTTTACCATCTACTTTATGAAAATCATCAACGATCGGTTCTTGTCTAGAGTTAATCATAATAGCCTTATACTTAGTGTAAACGTCTTTTATCTCATCCCAAAAAACTTCACGTCCAAGGTATTCAGAGTAGACAAATTCGTATAAATCGTTTAATGTTTTGTCTGGATGATTTATTTCTTTGCCGTAAGATGGATTTCCTCCGAACATGATATCTTCGCTAAGTACGAACTGTTTGTAAGTAAGCAGATGAACAAGTGACATAAATCTATATATTAAATATCAGATATATTAATATTATCATGTTCTGAAATACTAACCAGTTCAAATTTACTATCTATACTTCCATGATCATTTACTGTTTTTATGTAATACTTATTTTTACCTATACAAATTGTAAAAACTGGCGGAGGAATTTGTTTTATTTTTTTAAAATGCTTATGTAATTTAGAATAAAGTACATCACAAAAAATGATGTGGACAACATCACCATAAATTGTGCATAAATTTCTTAAATTTTTAAAATTATTACCCATGTGACAATTTTCGTCTAACAATAAAAAATACAATAACTCTTTTCTGCTTTTTAAACACACATCACCACAAGAAAATCCATAACTTATTTTTTCAGTTTGATGATTATAATATTCATGAAATTCGTATTGTCGTATTTTCCCGTTATCTTCAAAATATACAACATGCCTACCAAATTTATTTTTAGGCACCTTTTCAACAATAACATCAATATAGTCATACAAATCCTCCCATCGCTTTTTAGAACGAATAGCAGAACGTATTCTAAGATCATCTAATTGCTCAAGAGACCATTGTTTCGGTTTTCTTTTAAAAAACTTATAAAAAGCTTCTTCGCGTTGAAAGTTAGCAGTATGAGGTCTAATTTTTATAAATTCTTTATATGTCATTGTACTTTAAATATTAATTAATATTAATCTCATTTTCCTGACAGTATTCGTTTGAAATTTCGAATCTGAAATAACCATTATAACTATTGTGCTTATCGATGGTTTTTACAAAATATTTAACACCTTCTAAATTAATAACAAAAGTATCACACGGTGTGGTGCCAGTTTTTGTAAAATGTGCTTGTAATTTTCGGGTTATTTCCTGTGATATAAAATTCCGTATTTTACCATGCAGCCGAGTAGTTAACATATTTAAACGATAATATTCTTGCCCAATTTCAAATGCTTCTTCGTTACCATCAAGTAAATAATCTAATACTTTTTCTCTATTTGATAAAGACAATTCTCTTGTAGTTATACCATATTGCATTATCATACCATGATAGTACTGTGTAAAACAATACATATAAATTTTTCCTTTGTCTGTAAAATATATTATACGTTCCTTTTTTTTATTTTCTTTAATTGTTTTAATTACATAGTCACCATATTTAATAAGTTCTTTCGTTCTTTTAGAAGAACGCTCTCTTAATCTAAGATACAAATCATGTAACTGGGAAATTGTCCATACTTTGGGTTTTTTCCCGAATTTATATTCGTATATCTCAGGTGCTTTATAATTTACTCTAAAATCATTATAGTGTTGAAATGACATAGTTTCTTATTTAAGAAATTTTAATATTATCGTTTTCTGCACAAATATTTCTCATCTCAAATTTAAACCAACCATGTGTATTATGTTTTTCAATGGTATTAACATAATATTTTATACCAGATATTTCTATGGTAAATACATCTTCTGGTATAATATTCAACTTCTTATAATGCTCCCGTAATTTTTCGTAAATACGTTCAGTTAAAATTTGCCACACCCGAAGATGTCTATATGAACATAGTTTGTCTAATTTATTAAACATATCACCAATTTCAAATGCCTTGTCATTAGCAAGAATAAAAGTTAAAACATCACTTCTTTTTTTTAATTCTAACACATCGTAACGTGAGTAATAATATTTATCATCAGAACTATCCTTTGAAAATTTACGACACAAAATCTCTCCTTCACGGACGTTATCGTAATAATATATAACGTGTTCACCTTTGTTATTGGGCGAAATTTCTTTAACTAAATAGTTAATGCACACGTGAAGATCTTTTCTTCTCTGGATCGCTCGCTCGTTTGCTCGTAGCCACAAAGCATGAATTTGTTCAATGTTCCTAACTTTTGGTTTATGTCTAAACCTACGGTAGAAAGTTTCAATATCCATTTGGGAATTATCAAGCCAAGTATTCATTTAGCACAAATTAATTTCTACAAATATAGTGATAAATTATTATATAACAAAATAGATTTATTGATTAATATGTGTATTTGTAAATTATTGATTATCAATTAGTTATAAATACGATAAATTGAATAAAATTTATATATAAGATTGATTATGAAGAAAATAGATAATA